TCCGTTATAATCCAGATACTCATTATAGATCAGATAAAATTTCCGAAGTGTCATCTCAAGCACCTCTTTTTCACTATAATTTAGTACCTTACATCCCACATACAGTAACCGGGCTACGTTTATAGCCCGGTCTCCTGGTTTGGGTTTTCTTCCTCTTCGTCTTCAGTATCTTCACCGTCACTGTCAGGATCCGGCATGGAAAATCCATATGCCTCCAGCAGAGTAATTGCTATCTTTTTCATTTCAGCTGGTTTTATAATCCCGTCAATATCTTCTGCTTTTACTTCCTTGCCTGTATCTACGGTAAGAAACGCAGCAATAACATTATAAAATGTTTTTACGTCTTCTGAATCAGTTTTGAAATCTGCCACCCTCGCAATTGCCGGCATAGTTTCCACTAATGCTTTATTACAAGTTTCCTGGATTGCTTCAATTGCTCCAATGGTGAACAGGATATTATATTCCTGTCCACCGATAACGACCGGAGCTCCTATTGGTCTTAAGTCGCTCATATGATCTCCCTCAATGTTTACTCAGTAATTGCTGCCTGTTTTTTTAGCCATGCTTTCGCTTTAGCTTCGCTGTCAAATACGAGTTTTTTACCGATTGACATCTTGCCATCAACTTCCACTGGGTATGCTTTACCTTCAATGGTGGCAGTCTGGAAGTTTGTAGTGTCACCTTTTGTCTCTGCATTTTCTGTAGGCTCACTATGCTGGACTTTGTACAGCCAGATAACAGTGAAACTAACCACACCATTTTTCTTTCTGCGCTTATAGAAACCAACTCCAAAGTATGGAGCTTCGTCTTCTGATCCGATTTCAATGCTCTCAGGAGTTCCTTCCTGACCTGAATCTCCTGCTGCCTCTTTTACATATGTATGACCAAGCAGTTTCGCCTGTTTCTCCAGAGACAGATCGTCAATGCCAAGAGAAGTCCCCATGTCTCTTATGCTTTTATCAGTCTCAGCTACTCCATCATCTGCAAAAAGCTCAACTTCGTTTTTATTCGGTGTTCCAGTAAAGTTGATTGCTTTCGCAACAACGAAACCTTCTGTGTACTTGTTTCCTTCTGCCCACTTTGCTGCTACAGGATTTTTCATACCAATATGTGCCATGTGCTATTCCTCCATATCATAATCATTTTCAAATTCACATTCGAATACAATGTGTCTTGTTTTATTATCTGGTTCCATCAATACGGTTACATCAGGATACGTTCCACCTTCTTCCAGGATCACTCTACGAATTTTTCTTTTTGCTTCCAGGTAATCCTTGGTTGATGGCAGGAAATAATGAATCTGCATTAAGGATATATCCTCTACAGGCTGATTGTCCGCAAACAGTTCTGCACCATCCTTCACATAATTAAAGGTAATATATTCACTATTTCCACCGCCAAAGAAATCTGATGTCACCGGAATGCCAAGAGGCTTCAACGCATTTATTATCTTTTGATTTATTGTCACAGCTTGTCCACCTCCGCGCCAATTACCTCTTCCATAACCTGCATTACTGCATTTTTGCTTTGTGCTACTGCTGCCGCGCGTACAGGTCTTGGCTCCTGGCCGTGTGACCTTACACCATATTCCAGATAACCCATTTTTTCAGCATTTCTAAAACCATTTTTATCAGTTCCATTGGGTTTTACCACAGCAAACACTCCGAGACTATTGTCTCTTGCGTTTGTAGCAGCTATGGAAGCTTCCAGTTCGCCTGTTGAATACGGTTTTCCGCATTTATCCCTTCTGTTAGCTGCGGATCTGATCTGTGTTTTCAGGTTTTTTTCGACAATTGGGGCGGCCTTATTCACTGCTTTTTCAGCCATTTCACAAGGATTTGCCAGCTTATTCAACATCTCTTCAACATCTTCAAAACCTGTTATCGTCATCCTTGCCATTGTCCTACCTGTGCTTTCCCACGTTCACGCATCTGACAAGTCAGCTGCACCTTCATGGATTTATTTTTCTGATATCTGCGCTTTATATCATAAATTTCACCTGTAGACTCATCCACCAGGAATGATTCTCCAGAATAATTACACGCCATGATCTCAACAACCTGGTCTGCTGTATAACCATTCTGTTTCGCAAGAACCTCATCATCCCTGGTACTGTCGCGGAAGTCTGCCGGAATACCACCGATAAATTCATATGTTTCCTCCATCATGATTCCATTATCATTTATCGTTGGATCATTTTTCTTTACCGGCAGCGAAATACTTTATTCCACATCCAGGTCACTTCCTTCCAGTGTCATGCGAAAAACTTTTTTTCGGTACAGATCCAGATACATTCGAGTATCTGAGCGGTCATTTCCAAGATATGCCTTTACATATAAAGTCACAGCTGTAAGGACTCTCGGATCATCCGTATCCTTCTTGAGAATATCAGAAGGCACACCGGAGGTCTTCATGTCCTCCAGTGCATCTTCAATGTAAACGCTGATATCCTCGTTATACACTTTAACGCCTTCTGCAATTCCACATCTTTTTTTTATTTTTTCCAGCATTTATTCACCATCATTTCTGCAGAAGATAAGCATTTACAAACGCCTCTTTATCCCTTATCTTAACGTCTTCTCGTTCGATAGCACGATAAATAGTCAGATCTTCCGCGAATGCATTAAGGTCACCGATTGAAGCAATATTGGAAGTCATGATTGTAGTCTTTGCACGGTCAAAGTACCAGATACCTTCTTTCAGATCTCCGATTATAACCGGAATCTTTGTCGCACTGGCCTCATAATAATTTGCAATGTCCTGTTTTTTCGGCTCATCAACTGCTGTATATACATCTTCCACTTTTGTGTAATAAGTTTTTTTGGCATTTACATCAATATCTTTCGTTTGCTCATATGTCACTGTGCTTGGTAAATCCCCTTTTGGGATTGCCTCGACCGGTACGAATGTACCACCGACCGCAAGTCGCAACTGCATGGTATCTTTTGGATCCGGTGCAAGAAGGTATCTTCCAGTAGAATCTTTTAATGTATCTAAATACTGTAATCCATCATCATTGGTAATGATTCTGGAAGACTGCTTAAATGCGGATCCGAGGGTAACATTGAGAACTTTTTTAATATCATCCAATCCGTTTAATTCTACTTCTTTTTTGGTCTTAATCTGACCCATGATTAGATTATTCTCAGTTACTCTTGCTTCATCTCCAATCCACTCAATAAGTGTAGAAGCGATATTTGCATCACTGTCAGCCAGGAGCTCATTGGTCACTGGAAAATATCCTGCATATTTACTGATTTCATAATCAATACGCTCAAACTGTGGAGTATTTTTTGCACCGATCTTACCACCTTCACCAACTTTGGTGAATCCAGTCTGCTGTGAACGCTTCTTAAAGGTTCTGGATCCTTTTACGGTTTTAACACTTTCCTTTCGTACCAGCTGTCCTAAAGAGAATTTTGCCTCTTTATATTTATTAATTCGTGTCTGGATATCATTCGGAACAGTATATCCACCATCAGCTTCAGTTCCTTCATTCATGGAATTCTTCACACGGAATCCATTTCTTGCAGCCTGTGCAAACTCTGCTGTAGAATCTTTTGGTGTTCCTGCAGGAACCTTACTCTCCGGCACGGCTGCTCCATCGTCCAAGTCTTTCAGAATATCAAATTTATCCTGAAGCTCTTTCAGTTCATCTTTAGCTTTTTTTGCTTCTTCCAGTTTTCCTTCATTGGCAAGGTTCTTAACTTCATCTTTTTTCGCGTTAATCTTCTCCAGAAGGTCTAATAATTCTTTGTTCACGTCTTTTTCTCCTTTCAAAAAGAGAGATCAAACACCATACCGGTCAAGATCTCCCAATAATTCAGCCTTTATCTTTTCATTTTCCAGGTTTCTCTGATTAGCCTCTTTTGCTTTGATTTTTTCCATAACTGCATCTGCAATAGCGTCAATATCCAGAGTTTTATTTTCCGGTTCTTCATGCTGCTTTAATGCTTTTGGGGTCTTTGAATACTCATCAAAGTAATTACTTGTACAAGCTGCTGCCTGTACACTGTCCTCCACTTCAAAATCAAAATAATCAGTAGTATCACTTCCGACCATCCAGGTCTCTGCGTTGATCAGATTATTGATTTCCTCTTCTGTAACCCCTTCTTTTGTCTTCGACATGTATGTCTGCAGGATTGCTTTCTGGCAAATATCCAGAGTATCTGCATCTTTTCTCAGCTGATCTGCGTTCATACTGGTAAAAAAGTAACCATTTGTAGGCTTATGAATCATAAAGGTTCCATTTGCCGGAATCACAATCCGATCACCGGCACATGCAATCACAGAAGCAATACTGGCCGCAATACCATCAATATAGGTGGTAATCCTGGCATTATTGCGTTTCAACATGTTATAAATGGTAATTCCGGCAAATACAGATCCGCCTCCACTGTTTATGTGAAGGTTAATCTCCTGTATGTCTTCCAGATTTTTCAGGAAATCTGAAATATCAGAAGGACAGGTATCATCATCACACCATTTTCCCCAGTCATCAGATACGATATCCCCAAAAATATTCAGATCTGCTGAGATTTCTGTCTGATTGCAGATTTCCAATTTTCCTACATTCTTTTTCTGGTTTTTCAGCAGTAATACTGGCATTCTACTCACCTCCTTTGGTGTACTGTGTTCCAACTTTTTCAAGCGGAATATAATTTCCATTCACAATGAGCTTATCGCCATCCGGATCATCCGGCATATCCAGATATCTCCTCGCTTCATTTGGCTTGTATATTCCATTGTTTACAGCATCTTTTAGCATTTCCATCTGTGTCTTTGTATCAGTCCTCAAAATTGCCTTCTCATTAAACTTATAAAAAAATCCATTTTCTTCCTCTTTCAAGCTCAGAACTTTCGCATTAATCTCTTCTTCATACATCTTTAGTCTGTACAAAGCGGTATCAACTAAAAAAGCCAACTGCTGGGTTTCACTGTTTGAATAACTGGATTTTTCATAATTATTGATCTGATTCGGCTTAATACCGAATGCTCCGGCAATCTGAAGTGCGGAATACTTTTTTAATTCGAAAAACTGTGCGTCAGTCAGATTCATTTTCAGTGGAGTAAGCTGTAGTCCGATTGGGACAGGTATTACCCTTCCTGCATTTTTCGGGCCTGACAGTTTATCTGCAAATTTTTTCTGCAGTGCTTTTATCTTGCTCTCTTCCAAATCACCCACGTACTGTAATGCCATGCTTGCACTTAGTCCCTGACGATAAAGGTTATTCATAAAATTCTGACTTTCCAATGCTCCACCCACGGTATCTTGCAGAATTTCCCGCACAGATTTTCCCATAATTCCATTTAAGGAATACCAGGTTTTAAAGTGCATAACCTCACTGGATCTGAACAAATACTGTTCACCGGTCTTGGGATCATTGTACTGATAATACAGTTTCCCTTTTCCTCCAAACACACCAACATCATCCATATATACAGTCACACAATCCGCCTGCATTGGCCAAAGATCCAGGACTTTGTAATGTCCTCCATATTTTTCTCTTTCAAAGGTACCACGCATCCAGATATAGCCATTTCCATAATGCTGACAGTTCATCTCTGTAGTAGTCCACAAAGTTGTGGGTGTCATTATCGTGTTCGGTCTCACAGTCAGAAGCCTGGTAATCTTGCTCGGCTCTGCCCTGATCCGACCTTTAGGCGTTTCCTGGTAGTACTTTAACGGCACTTTTCCCATGGTTTCGCTGAGCATTTTTAAGCAGGTGTAATATGTCACCTCTTTCTCAACATCTGGATTAGTACCAGTTATTCCCAGCCATTCTTTCAGATCATCGTCATCCATGTCTACCGTTGGTCGCGTCATTGCATTCCATGCATTTTTTAATCTGTCTAATATGTTCATGTTACCAGTCACTTTCCAAAAATTGATCTATTCCCTCCTGGTAGCTGGATCCGAATTCATGATACATTGCCAGCTTAAATCCACACAAGGTAGAATCCACAGGGTCAATTCTTTTTGTTGTAGCATCTTTATCTATCTTAATCAGTCCCTGGTTGGTTCTGATCACTGCATTGCTCATTGCAAAATTCAATACAGGATTGTATTCGTACAGGACATTTCCGCAATATACCTGCTCACGGAATCCCTGAGTAGCTTCATTCAAGTGTTTATGGCTCTGGAAAACTTCCTCCACTGTATAACCTTCGTTTGATAGATCCATCATCAGCTTACTTGCATTGGCAGGGTCAAAGCACAGACATTCTATGTTCCAGTCATTCTCTGCACATGTATCCAATACATATTGCATTACTGCATTCTGGTCTACAATCGGAGTATCTGTCACTGTAATAAATCCCATTCTTTCCCAGGCATCATAATCCACTTTATCTTTTGCCTTTCTTTCAGCCAACTTCTCCCGATTCGGAATGAAAGAGTGGGAATACAGTATGTATTTCACAATTTCTTTTCCAGTCTTGTCAAATTCGCCTGATAGAAAGGGAATTACGAATGTAACAGATGTAAGGTCTATTTTGGCTGACATATCGAACCCCACATAAACACTCATTCCATGAGTATCAATAGGGATTTTATCAACCTGGCAGGCTTTCCACTTTGCCATGTCCATATATCCGTTTTCTTTTGCCTGAACCCAGATATTCAACATTTTTGTGAGAAATGCCGTCATCTTTTCCGGTATTTCTTTGGCTACCCGCCAGGCTGTACGGATCTTATCCGCGCCATTTTTATAGCTCATCCTAATCGGATTCGCTTTTTTCCAGATGTTTTCATCTTCCAGGTTACGGATATCATCCTTATAATCCTCCGGATCCACTTCGCAGATATCCACCAGATACTCTTCATTCTCCACATCCACATCCGGATCCAGTATCTTAGAGCAGTATTGATACTCCTGCACATAACATGGATAAGTAAGATCCATCCCTGCAGTTGTAATAATCATCAGCAATGGCTCTTTGGTGTTTGCTCCAAGACCAAGATCATAAAACTCAGTAGTCTTATGCTGATGGTATTCATCCAAAATCAGTCCGGCCGGATTGGTTCCATCTCCATTCTGGCCATCCTCTTTCGACAATGCCTTTATGAAGCTTCCAGTTTTTCTGTGTATTACAGCATCCCTGGTGATTTTAAAAAGAGGTTTCAGTGGAGATTTATTCAGCATGAGCTTAGCTTCATTCAAAATAATCTTCGACTGATCCCTCTTGGTTCCAGCAGTATAATATTCGTAATTTTCTTCATTTCTCGTAGCCATAACTGATATTTCATATAAGGCTACACCAGCCTCCATCTGAGACTTGGCATTTTTCCTTCCAACCTCAATAAAAGACTGTTTGAACCTTTTATAACCGGTAATATCTTCGCGCCATCCGTAAAGTTGGCACAGATTAAATTTCTGCCATATCGTCAAGCTGATCGGCTGTCCTGCAAGGTCACCTTTAGAATGCCGTAGCATAGAAAACCAGTCTACAATTTTTGATGCTTCCTCTTCATCCCAATGATAAGGCCATACATTAGCCTGTACATTCTTTGCATCCTCTTTCTTGCAATCCCTAAGGAAGCGCATACAAGCCCATTTATGTTTTTTCCCTGATATTTCTTCCCCGGCCAGACAACGGTTGGCGTAATCTATCAGTTCTTCTTTGATGGTCATATATTGCCAAATTTATTTGTGATAGCTTCCCTTGTCTTATCAGACTTCACTGCTGCAGCTTTTAGTCTGGCGTCAATAGTGAGTCCACACAGGGAAGCAAATTTTCTCATTTCCTCTGCGTATGTGCGCTGAATATCAACCATTGGATTTTTCACCACAATAACGCCATTCCTGGTCTCTCGATCAATGTAATAAGTCTGATCTTTCAATATCTCTGTAGCCTTAACATAGTTAGCAAAAGCATTACAGTAACCGCCCAGATTGTTACGATCCAGGTTCCCGATCAGATTGATCTTTTCCAGTTCCTTGACAATCCTGCGCCACTCTTTTTTTGCCACATTATCAATTAGCCAGGTAGGAGGACGTTTTAATTGATTTTTGTCCGTAGTCACACTGTCTTCTTCTGCTTCCCTGGTCTGCATTGTGATCACAGTAAGATTTCCCCGCTGCTCTGTCAGCGGCTTCCTCGGTCTTCCCATTCATCCTCCCTCCTTCCTTTGCCAACTTTTTATGAG